CCCCTGATTCACAATCCTGGCATATCCCCACCGTGTAATTGACTGCCGCCACATGACCTTCTTCAAGTTGGATGATCTCATACTGAAGCCCCCAATACAGGAGAAGAAAATCGCCTCCATCATAGATAGATTCACCCTCTTTGGTCTGTTCATCCTTTTCCCATGTGACATGACATAGCGTTCTCATGCGTCTGCGTATTTCCAGATGTGTCCTTTTTTGGTCTGCTTATGGCGTCCACTCAATGAATTGCCGATGATATTCCTGCCATATTTACCTTTATAGCCTACCGCTCTTGCAGCTTCTTCTAAACTATTGTATTCACCAAGTTTTGTCCCATCCAAAGAATACTGAACTACCCGTCTTGTATGATGAGCCTGCATTTCTTTTTGTTTCGAGTCCTGTGCTACAACCCATAAGGCATTAAGGAATATCCTGACTTCGCCGCTTTTTGGTTCTCCAGCCATGTCTTTGGCGATAAGATCAAATTGTTTGAGATCCCTTAATATCCTGTTCACAGCAATCTCCATTTCCATATCAATAGATTTCCTGGTTAATCTTCATAAACTCCTGCATAAGCTGATCTTCTGATGGCTTCTCTTTGATGCGATTATTGAACGTGCGGTTTTTTGCTCCCTTTCTCTCAGCCCAATCACAGGTACCCAACTTGCCAAAGTCAATCTGTTCTGCACCGGCAAGAGTAAGTTCCTTCACCATGACATTCTTTATGCCGGTGCGTTCGTCATCAATAATGTTTTTAATGCCATTAAGCACCTTATCGCGTTTCGCCAGGTCATACAGTTCTATAGTGCCATCCATAGACTGCCTCTCCTTCAAAAACCTCTCACTCATAAAAGCAGTATAAGATTCTGTGTTATCCGGCTCCGGCTCATAACGCTGGATTTCTGCTTCCCACTTTTCTACCTCGGCAATATTCCCAGACTTCTCTGCTTCCTTCTTCTTGGCGAATGCTTCTTTCGCTGGGAGCACGCGATTGAACCAGAATCCCTTGCTTATCTCAATGATGCGCTTGCACAACTCGTCATCCCTCTGTATCTTCTCCACGGTGAAATCATTGCCATCCTTTAATATTGCCAACTCCGCATAATCTGTCTCAAGAATGATCATATACACATGTACTTGGACCAGGTATGAGATGGGGATGCCGCCCTCCCACATCGACGCCGACCAGTAGCTAAGGGTTTTCACCTCCAATACCGCCTCTGTCGTAAGTTTCTCCCCTGTAAGCATATTAATGCCACCTTTGATGTTCTGCACCCGGTCAAGGGACGCAAATAACCACGGATAACTCGGGTTGACAACATAACCATTGATCTTCCTGCAGTCACGGATGATCTTGTCATTCTTGTAGTTCTCAATCCATCCATCAGTTGTGCCATCGAAATATTTCCATAGATCGGCAATCTTATCCTCCATATACCGGCCAAAAAACATCTTCGCATTATCCTCATGCCTCATCTCCACAGTGCCGACCTTCTCATGGAATGTCCTTATCACGGTGTTGTATTTATCCAAGCCCAGAACGGTTCCCATCTCCGAGCCTCCTATGCCGTTCTTACGAAACTCATACCAATTTTCTGTGTGTGTTGGTATTCTTGAAATAATAAGGTCACTTCTCATTCTTAAATTTCTTAATTACTTTTCTTAATGCTATGTCGATCTTTTCTGCAAGCCTTCTTCCAATGATTGTCCCACGGTTAGGATCATCTGCCTTCATTAAACCAAGTGCGGGATGGATTGTCCATTCTCCTTTCTCTGATGGCACCCATACAATCTTTTCGCCTTTCCATTTGAAGTCACCACGTTCTTCTTTCATGCCATATTAAGTGCTTGTGGCGGTTTAATACCCAAATTCAATGGCTTCAATTCCTTGTAGATTTCTCCAAAGATTTCACAGAGGATGTCTGCCTGGCTTGACATGAGCTCAGTTTCCTGCTTTCCATCGTTGCTGATGTCGTTGTACCACTTGTCATACCATTTAGACAAGTTGTTCGTCAGATTTTCATGCTGGTTGATGAGCGCCATCCCCTGCTCATAGAACACAAGATAGAACTGTAGCCATGCCCGGTAGTTATCATATCTGGCTTGTCCGATTTTCTTTTCTTCATCATCCCTCCATAAATGCTTGGGATCTTCCATTATCTTTTTTGCATCATCGACCTTCTTGGTCTGTGGATCGAGTATCTTCAGCTTAAACTGATCCATGTGTTTGGCAAAGGCAAAATTATTAACATTACTCATTTTTTCTTATTTTTTAAAAGTTCAATATATTCATCGACAATATCAAAAATAATTATATGTTTTCTTCTTTGGCGATTATTCTCATGCCAAACCAAAAAATCAATTAATAAATTAATTCTCTTTCTCTTTTTACTCATGGTAAAAGATTCTATGTTCTGGTACAAAATAAAAATCTTCGTTGTCGATGACAATAACCGATGCGACCTTCCGGGGGAAATGTACCCTGTCACCCACTCGGACCTGCTTGCATGATGGCCCCGTCTGGACTGCCACACCCCACTCAGGCAATAACTCTTTAGAATTTTGTGGAACAAGTAATGCACCAGATTCTGTTCTTATTGGAAGAATATCTGGTTTTATCAAAACAGTCTTACCAAAAACTTTCATTCTATTTAAAGTTTAAATAAGCAAATTCACCAAAATATATCTTAGCTGCATCATCATAAGCGTGGGCGGCCTCAATAAATGTTTTAAATAAACCTAAATGTATTTGCTTGCCATTCACGCTGATTTGCCCAATAATTCCTTTATTATTGACATATACGCCTTTATACCCTGATTTACTATGACATCTCTGATTCATTGAGTTTTGCCTTAAGGTGCATATTCTTATATTCCTTCTTTGGCAGTTTAAACCATTATGATCTCGATGATCTACCTGCATCCCTTTTGGTGCATTTATTATAAATCTATGCAACAAAATTGTATTTTGCCTTTTCCCATCCCGTTCGTTTCTTGCGGCATAATAACTATGTGCTGTTTTAAAGGTTTTTGCGTACCATCTAAACTGGTTTATTCTGTCATAATCTTCGTCATCAACTTGCGCAAACAAGCCCCTTGTTAATTTAATCAGTTTCATGGTGGTAAAATTAAAAGCCCCGCAAACAGAAGGCTTACCAATTACACCAGAAGGGATAATTGCATCTGTTCTTGGGGCTGTTAATATTTCTTTTGATTCCATGATGTAATTAGTAAGCACTACAAAGATATGTGATTTTTTTAAGAATAGCTATTTTTTCTTTTTGTCTGTTTTTGGGGCAAATTCTTTGTCAATGAACTCCTCATTCCCGGCCATCTGATTCCAGATTTCAGTCTTTTCTGATTCTGGTATCTCCCTGATAAGGCACAACTTCAGTTGTTTGTCAACGTAGGTAAAGAAATAATATCTCCCCTTGTATGCGATTCTGGAAGTATAGACTTCCTCGCATATATAATCCCTTAATCCTCTTTTAGCTTCAGATGCAAGAGTTTTTGCACGGCCTATCGTGAAGTTATACGCTTCTTCGGCACTCTTTAATGCTGTCTTTGCATTTGTCAGGGCTGTTTCTGCCGCGGAAAGTTCTTTTTCGTAAACAGGTACAAGATTCTCCATGATGTCGGCACAATCTTCCCTGGTTGATTTCTTTTCATAGGCGTCCATGTGCCTCGATACTGTCACACCACGGTTCAATGACGTGAAATTTGCGCCAACGAATTTGGCTGCATCTTCCGGCGTTTCAAATTCCCCCAATGATACAGGAACATTAGTTCCATCGGTTGCAACATTAAATTCAATAACTGCAGGTCTGTAATCTTCGTTCATAGTAATTTATATTAATGGTTTAAAATGGCAAATCACCTTCGTTTATTTTTGGTTCAAAAACATCTTCTTCCTCTTTCTTCCCGGGATTTAAGGCTCCATCAATCTTTGGCGGTGGTGTCTTTTTCTCGTCCTCAACGACATAAAACCGGCCTCCCTTCTTATAATCCATCATCATCTTGATCTTACCCATCTTGCCAATCTCCTCAAAACGAATCTTCTCCACATGGATAACTGTTGGTGCCTTGTCATCAATATATATCTTGTCGTCATCACTTGCATCATCAGGAATGTCCTCCGCCTTCTTCTTTCGCATCATATATCGGTGAAGAATAATCCCGTTATCAGGTTTCTCTTTCCAGGCTGAACTCCCTTTTATGTCATATAAACATGGCATGCGATAATTAATTCCCACCTTCTCAATCTTTGTCGGGTGTGCGATAAGCATACAATGGAGATCATAAACATCACAGAAATTCACTATATAATCCAACTGCTTACTGATAAATGTTGTCTCAGTCATGTTCTTTGGCTGCTCATGCTCAATCTTATTCCACGCATCAATGACAAAGCCAAAGATGTCCTCTGTCTTTTTGAGATATATGAGATACTGCAAAAGCGATTCCATGCTGTTTACATGGTCAACATCCACCTTCCCTGTCCATGTCTCAAAGCTCAGCTTATTTGGTGATATGAAGAAGAAATGCTTTTGGATATGACGCATTGTTTTTGCTCTTACCTCCTCTGACATAGAATTACCCCATCCTCTTTTAAATGACTGCCCCGATATCACCTCTGCTATCTTTGCCTGCTCCCTGGATACCGGACGGTTCTCAGGAGTAAATAACGCCCATTTGATATTCTCTTTCTCATTATGGCTGATGAACTCTGCAAGATACCACCGCACCCACGTGCTTTTACCTGCACTCGGAAGTCCCGTAACCACAGTGAATTGCTTCCTTTTAAGCGTGAATAAAGTGTCTAATTCTTTGACACCTATCCCAAGTCCGGGAGTAAAGCCATCCGATGCAATCAATTCCAGCTCTTCTCTTACATCACTTGGCCGGATAATTCCTTTTACTGGGAATGATGATAGATTGTTGTAACACTCATCAACACCTGCCTTACCAAGTGCGGGTTGAATAGTTTCTCCTTTCTTATTACCGTTAAACACGTCATTGACGTCTTTGTAGCCTACCGGATACTGGATGTACTTACACCTCTCTCTGCCAAAGATAACGGCTAACTGGTTGCGCAAAACACGTCCTGGGGCATCATTATCAGTGCTGAAGATAATACTCTCCACATCGGCAAAGAAGCTCTGCACATACTTATCATTGGCATAATCAAATTCATGTTCAAACTCTTTGGCATTGGGATTAGGTGCACCCATAGGTACACTCACCACATTCTTATAGCCACATTGCTTCCAGGTAAGCCAATCCCATTCTCCTTCGGTGATGATGACTTCTTTCTTTTCATCAACATCAAAAGACAATGACTGCATGCCAAGGAATATTGATCTGGTGCCAAGATCCCGCTTCATCTGCCACCATTTCGGAGAATCCTGCCCGGCCTTCCACCTCACATCAAAATACTTTACATTGACAAGGGTGAGGTTTATGTAGAACGGAAAACCAAGTATCGGCTTCGATGCAAGAGTAAATTCGTAAATCTTTTCTTTGAGTGCTGTCTTGGGGTCAATGCCTCTGCCTTCAAGATACTCCCTGACCTCTTTTGAATAGGTCTCTGCGATCTGCTTCGGCATCCTCGACTTCTCCTGTACCTTATCATATCGGTCCATAAGATCGAGATTGCCCGAGAAGTTGCAGTGATGACATTTATACCATCTGTTCTCCGGCTCATCATTAACAGTGAGACATGGCACATTCTTGTGCTTCTGTCTCTTATCATTACATTGGGGGCAAATTGTAGAATACCTAACCTTGCCTGGTTTTTCCTGGATGCCGAGTTCAGAAAATGTCATACCTTTATATACCGCTCTGCTTTCTCATTTCTCACGATAAACTTCGGTCCCCTGCCATTCTTATCCGGCCAAGGAAAACAATAATCCAATTTTGTTCCGAGTTCATTGCCGATAAACGCCGGACGTGCCATATTTGTTATGGTGGATACGCTGAATCCCGACACGTCCATAAACTGATCAACAGTCCACACGTTGTATCGCATAAGTTCTTTTACCTGCGCCTCATCTTTGTATGGATTTCTGCAACCATTACAGGTCTCTGCACTGAGCCTCTTATAAAGTTTCTTTATTATTTCCGGATCTGTCTTGGTAAGAGCTACCTGTACTTTAATAGGACCAAACTTATTCTCCATGGTTCTCGATTAATATTTTCGGAACAAATATAATAATTAAATTATATAAAACAATTATTTTTGCAAAAAAGTTTTAAACAACGGCAAAATAAAAAGGGCATCCATCGGATACCCTCTATCTATGAGTCTGTGAAGCTAATTGAAGTTGTACGATATTCCTGTCAAAATAAATGCCTGCTTATTACCGAGAGAGTATCCCACGCCTACATTTATATATTGTAGTGCGCTTATGGTAAGTGCGAATCCCATCCCTGCCGGCTCTACTCCTCCTATGTCCTGGGTGAATAAAACGAGTGCGTTTACACCAAAATCTGCATAGGGTTCGCCATTCTGCTCAATGAAATGTGTATATGACATCCCGGTGCCCAATGAACTCAGACTTGACACCTCTACCGGTTTTACCAGGTTGAATTGCAGTGCTGTAAGCTGAACTACTGGACGGAATAGCCATGTGCTTGTTATAGCCCTGTCGCCAAGGGGGGCTGAAAACATTTCTTTATTGACCGGTTTAAAGAATCCGTTAAAGGCTTTCTGTGAGAATGCCGTGGCTGTTAACGCCATAAGAATCAAAATCATACTAATCTTTTTCATTTTTCGTTTGTATAAGTGGGTTTAAAATCTGCTTTTGTCTGTGCCATAGCCATCTCCCATGCTGAATCCAATAGTTGTTGCAGTTGTGTCATCTCCGGATTCTCAGTGGTGGGCGTGATGGTGGTCTTATAACTCTCATATAACTTACTATTGGTGCCTATCATGTTCTTGACATTCTCGCCATAACGCTGAACGACTGTCTCATTGAACC